AGCGGGCATTGCTGCTGAAGCAGGAACACAGAAGGCTTTGAAAAAGGCTGGACTTTCTACTGTTGACACAAGCGTTACAAAGGCTGTTGACCCAGTTCTTTACGCTGCACAGAAGGCTGAGCAATATGTATTTAGCCCTATCATTGCTCGTCCCATTTCGACAGCATTTTTACTTACTGACCCAACTAGCCGTTTATATAAGGCTGGTGAGTATGGTAAAGGTTTTCAGTTCTCGGATGTAATTGATGCTTACGAGCGAAGCGAAAAAGTTTCTCTTGGTGTATCTCTTCTTAAGAGTAATCTTACACCGCTAGGCGACTTTCAAAGTCTTATTCTTAAAAATGGTGGCATAGATGTTGCAGATGTTGACCTGTGGGACGATGCACAGATTCAGAAAAACTTTGAGGAAAATACTCTTGGCAAGTGGATTACAGGAACAAACGACTTTTTAATTAAGAACGTTGCAATCAACGTTGCAGGTGTAGGTCTTGCTGCAGGTGTACGCGCTAGCGCACTAAAGGCTGGTCTTAATACACGTTTCCGTGTAGGAGATGTTAATGCTATGCCTGAGGCTGAGGATTTAATCAACCAACACATTACATTCCGTAAGTCTGGTGGAACAGAGGGCAACTTGACTGTCTTTGGACAAGACATTGAAGACCTTGCTGCATCAGAAAATATTATTGACATTACAAGAATTGTTAAAAAGCATAGCAATAACTCTCGACTTCCTGCTCTTGTTAGAGATACTAAGGACCCAGAGTTTGTTCGTGACTTGATTCTTGCAGATAAGGCTTATGCTCCAGCAATTGAGCGCCTTGCTTCTGCGGGTATGCGCGATGACCTATGGGTATTAGGTGATGGTAACTTGGTTATTCAAGGAAACTACGCATCTACTGGACAACTTCCAAGAGTAACTCCTGAAACTTCTGGTCGTGTTTTTGGTGCATTTGATGATGCTATTAAAAAGAACCCTAAGCACCAAGAAATTTATGATGCTTTCTTAAAGGAAGTTGAAGACCCAAGCACTGGTATCGTATCAACTGAGCCAACATTTTTTGGTAAGAACTATAAGCCAGCAGAGCCAGTCCTTGGACGTGAAGGCTTTGCTGCTGTGCGCTCTCGTGCTGGAAAAATTAGAACTGCTACCATTGAACGCGACTTTTCTAATGTTGGTGGATTTACACAAACAGTACTGCAAAGCAAATATCTCAATGGACCAAGTACGGTTCTTATTCGTACATTTGGAACAATGATGCCTAAGGGTTTTATTACTAACTCAGGTATCCGTCCTCAAAATGGCATCGATGAACTGATTGCTACTTTTGATGATATTCCTTTGTTTACTCGTGGTGACAGAATTATTGAAAACCACGAAGGTGTTAAAATGACTGTCTCTCAATATCGCACTGAGATAATTGATAAGTTTGTGTCAGCAAAGACTGACGGCGAACGAGCAGCAATGATTAACAATCTCAATGTAGAGTTAACTCGCGCAATTGCTTTTACTCGTGGGTTCCGCAATACAGAACGAATTGATGGTTTTGTTGATAATTTATTGCAAGATGTATACACTGTGCACGGAAATCTAAGCCGTATGGGTACAGCAATGGACCCAACGGGCGTAAGAATTCAGGTTGCTCCAAAAGTCCAGGCTCAACTTGCTAACTCAATGCCAGTCTTGCCATTTGGTGAACTTGATAGAATGCTCGCCCGTGCTGCACGTCGTGAGCAAAATATGGTAACTGGTGCTATTCAGACTACTGGTGGAGTTGCACGTGATTCTATGCGTGGCATATTTGAACTTGGAAACAAGGCTTTCTCTATCTCAGCATTATATCGTTTCAGTTATATTCCAAAGAACTCAATCTTTGAACCTTTATTAGCAGCAACAATGGCTGAGGGTAGCAAGTTTGCTACCGCTATGTTTGGTGCTGCGGGTAGACAGATTATTAAAAACAGCGCAAATTTTGTAATTCGTAATATTGAAAAGTCTAAAACTCTTTTGCCTAGTGCAAAAAAAGAGATTCAAAAAGAAATTAAGGCTTTGTCACAGCAATACGATATGGCTATTACGAATCGAGATATTACATACGCTAAGTACGAGCAACTATTTGCAGATGTTCCTGGTGTATCTCCAGCAACCAAGCGTGAATGGGCGGATGTAGTCAAGGAAGACTTGCGTGCTGCAGAGAAGATGGTTGATTATCTTGAAGCACAACTCAATAGGTACACCGTTGAATATGGTAAGCCCGTTAATGTTCCATCTTTGTATGGTCTGCGCCGTAGAATCCAGACACTTAAGGACCTGCCAGCAGATGCTCGTGCAGGTGAGCGTTATGCCTCTGAGATTCGTAATGCAGAACTTTTAATTGCTAAAGCATCTCAAACTATCAATACTCTTGCTCCAGAAATTAATGATTTAGATGCATTAATTGCAGCAAGATATAAAGCAATTGGTGATGCTCTTGATGAACTTGGACCTAAGGTTAAAGAACGTGGAGAGATATTCTCTGTAGCAGAAGGTCGTTACGAGAAAAAACCTTTGTTGCCTGAAACAGAAAAGATTGTACTGGCTGATGGTCAAGTATTTGAAATGCCATCTATGCGCAGCCGCGAGCATTTTGGTGATGGTTACTTTAGTGAAATATCGAGCAACAATACAAGAACAATTGAAATTCTTGGTAGCAAAGCAACTGTAGCAAAGTTTGACACAATCTTTAGAAATGGTCCACAGGCTATTACCAATGTTGCAGACCCTATATACTTTGATGAGTTGGCTTATGTAGTCAACAACTTTATGCGTGGGGATATGTTGGTTGACCAGATTCTTGCTGGTAAGTCACGCGAAACTCTTCTTGCTTGGGCTGCTACTAATCAAGGTAAATCTTATGCTCGTTCAATGGGTCGTCCAATTGACCAGTTGACAGATATGGTTGATGAGGGATTCTCATATGTCAATCGTTATCTACCTACTAAGGATGCACAACTACTTGCTGCTGCAGGTCCTGTTAGGAAGACTGATTTAGAAAAATTACTGGGTGATAAATTAGACCAGATGGTTGGCATTCAGCCACTAGATGTTCCATACGGAAAGCCTACTAATCTTTTAAAAGGTGCGAATGAAGCAATTGATTTATGGACGTCAAGTGCTTGGAAGTTTTTACTTAAGCCAGAAAATTTGATTCGTGAAGTTTATGGAACTGTTGACTTTTCTAAGCGTCTAACTGAAAAAGCAAATATGCTTGTTGCTCAAGGACAAGAAGTAACACTTGCAACAATTCTTGCTTTACGTCCAGCAGTTGCAACAGAAATGGTTGCAAACATTAGCAAGACGTTTTATACAATTCCACGCCAGCAGCGTGCTTTGTACCTTGCAAGAACATTGACTACATTTCCTAATGCTGCTGCTTCTGGTATCTATCGCTATGGTGGGTTTGCCGTCAAGCAGCCTGGGCGTATGGGTGGATTCCTTAATAGTTACTACGGTTTATACAACTCATTTGGTGTAGATAAGTACGGTAACCCAGTTGAGAATCCTATGGAAGCAGAATATCTGCTTATTCCTGGCACAAAGGAAATGGGACTCAACGATGGCAAGGGTGTAACTATTAGTGCTCGTTCAACTAATTACATTGCAAACTTACCTGGTCCATCTTATTTAGTACCACTTGCTATTGGACGTGCTTTATCTTGGAAGGTAAGTACTGAGGATGAGATTAAGAAAACTATCGACAAAACAGTCGGAAGAATTCCTGGATACTCATACGAAGAGTTGTTCCCATACGGAATTGAACCTGATTTAAAGACTCAATTAGGGCGTACATTTACACCTGCTTGGGCACGTAATCTAGCAACTGCTTTGAATAAGAGTACAACAGATGAGATGTGGGTCAACTCACTACTCTCTGAGGCTCAACGTCAGCAAATTCTTTACGAGATGAAGATAGGTCCTAAGCCTACAGAAGAGAGTATTCGTAAGGGTACGGAAAGCATCTACTACCGTAAGTTCCGCACACAGATGTTTTCTCTACTTGGTACACCTCAATATGTTGAGTCTCGTCCTGATGCACTGTTCTCTGATTACTACTATATGTTGTATGACAAGTACAAGGCTAAGACTGACCCTAAGACTGGTAAGCCATTTACTGAAATGCAAGCATCTACTCTTGCAGAAGATGAATTCCAGAAGCAAATGCGTCTTGCAGGTGGTGCAGACTTCCCAATAGACCGTCTATTTGTTGGTGGCGCACGCGATAAAGTTGCATATTTCCCAGCAAGTCAGAAGGCTTACAGTCGTATTTATGAAGATTTCTCTGGTCTTGCTAAGCAACTAGAACGTCTTGACCCATCACTTGTTGGGTTAATGACTGCTGACTTACCAAGAGATTATAACATTCAGGTAGGTAAGTTCCTTAATGACCCTAATGCAACTCTTCCTGGTGGAACTGTACTTAACTCACAACTTAAGACACCGCAAATGGTTGAGGACGAACTTACTAAGTCACGTCTTTGGAAGGCTTATACAGAATATAAAGATGAGTTAAATGCTGCAGCAAAGGCGGCTGACTATAAGAGTTATCTCAGTGTTCCAGAATTAAAGGACCAACTTAGAGCATACGCTGAAACGCTAGGCACTGTAAGTAAGGCTTGGTTCCTTGAGTATGGCGGAGGTGCAGGTGCTAAAGATAGTGCTTTCTATCAATCCGCTGGTCTTAAGGAAATCATAAGCGACGAAAAGTTTATGAAGAAGTTTGGAAACACACAGTTCTGGACTCACGCTAAGAAATTTATTGAATACAGAGAATCATTTGGCAAGGCTCGGCTAGATGCACCAACAGGATACAAGGGTGCAATTGAAGAGCAATGGCAATTATATCTTGAAGAAACCCTTCCTTTGTGGGACCCAACCTTACAAAGAATCATTACGCGCTATTACAGCAATGATAGTTTAAATATAAAGGAGCCTAAGGAATGACAACAGCACCAGAAACGTCTTCATCTTCTGCCTCTGGTATTCCAGCACCTCCTACTATTGTTGTACCTAGAAAGCCAAGTGCGGGTCCTAAAATTACCTATATCTGGATGCCAGATAAAAACGGTAACTTAGTCAAGGCTGATGCTTCTGTAGTTAAGAAGTCTTTTGCTAAACTGCCATCAAGTGCACAAGTTTCACTTACCCAGTACTTGCTTACTATTGCTAACAAGCAACCAACCGATTCTGCCCGTCAGGCTCTATGGAATGACATTGTAGATGGTGCTATTGCTGCCTTTAAAGAAGGACAGAAGAAAAGCCCTTGGGATGTTCTTGCTGTTCTAACAAAGAACTCTCCTGCTGTTAATGGCGAAAGCGTAACATACACAGAGTACGACCAAATTACAGCAGATGCATTACTAGGCAAAATTGCAAGCACAATTGGATTTGACATTAGCGTACTAAGTGATGCTGATAAGAAAGAATTCTTTAACAAGTTAAACGTTGAGGCTAAGGCTTCTGGCAAGACAACTACTCGTAAGGCTGCCACTGGTGGCACAGAGACCGTTGTTACACCATCATTGTTTAACGCTAAAGATTTTACAGAGTCTTTCTTGTGGGCAAAGGTTAACCTAGGTGATACAACCAAGTTGCCATCTAGCGCAATCACACAGATTGCCTCAATTAAATCTATTCTTAAAGATAACGGAATATCTGATTTAAGCCAGAAAGAAATCAATGCCCTTGGCGTAGCACTTGCTTCAGGCAAGCAGACTATTGATGCTCTTAAAAAAGACCTAGGAGCCAAGGCTGCAAAGCGTTACCCATTGTTTGCAAAGAGATTACAAGATACTCCTGGCTTAACTGTTATGGATGTTGTAGAACCATATGTCAACCAGATGGCTAAGTACTGGGAGATTGACCCAAATACAATTGATTTAGACAATCCAGACCTTGACAAGTTTGTTCGTCCAGATGGAACAGCAGGAAATGTACAGATGGGTTCACTATCTGACTGGGTTGACTACCTAAAGAATCACCCTAACTCAGAGAAGGCAAGTTGGTCTAAAGAACTAGCACGCGATTCTGCAGTAGGAATAGCACGAGCGATGGGATTCGGAGTATAATGAGAGACAAAGATTATGTATTAACTCCATTTACTGTTGTTGATGAGCAGACAAAGGCTGCTGCTATGCGTGCTGCAGCGGCGCCTGTTCCAACTAAAACTTTTCAGTCACCAGTTGAAAAAGCACTAGGTAGAGATATTGGCTCTTCTGTTGACTATGCAGCAAATATTACTGCACAAGTAGCAGCGGCACAGGCTGTAGCAGCCAAGCCAGTTATGTCACCAGAGCAAATTGCTGGCGGTGGGCAGGTTAAATGGGTTGGTAGCGTAGACGGTGAATGGCAAATTATTATGCCAATTGGTTCACCTCTTGTAGGCTCAAAAGCCGCTGGTTGGGAACCTGGTCGCAATCGTGTAGATGGAACACCAACTACTACTACTCCTCCAGGTACTACTCCTCCACCAGGTACTACTCCTCCACCAGGTACTACTCCTCCACCAGGTACTACTCCTCCACCAGGTACTACTCCTCCACCAGGTACTACTCCTCCACCAACACCGACAGTTACTAGCCCAACAGATACTGGTCCTACTTTAGCGTCGGATGTATTCAAGCAAACACTTGCAACCTTCTTTGGTGCAGCAGAGATGGCTAAACCTTGGGCTAATGAACTCTATAAGGTTGTTTCTAAGTTTTATAAAACTGGAGCATCAGCGGAAGAATCATTTAATATGGCTCTTCTTGAGTCTCGTAATAACCCAGCAATGGCTGACTTTACAAAACGATTTAGAGGAATCTATGCACTTCAAGATATGAAGCAAGCAGGCAAGGCAGTTACTGTGCCAACCATTGCTGAATACTTTAAAACAGAATCTACGATGGGAGATATGCTTAAGGCATCTAATTTAGGTGAATTGGCTAATGAAGATTTTCTTGGAGATGTACTTAGCAAAGGTGTAAATGCCACAGAATTTGGTAATAGAATTGTTAACATCTTTGACCGCATTGATTTAGCACCAGATTCTATGAAAAAAACTATTGGAAGATTCTTTCCAACTCTTGACAGAGTGCAACTTGCTAAGGCTTTGGCTCTTGGCGATAAGGGTGCTAAGCAACTACAGCAAGAACTTACTGGTTATGAAGTACTTAGTGCTGCAGAGCAGCAAGGACTTGGCGTAAGTCCTACATTGCTTAGTGGAATTACCAATGAGCGAGCACAACAAATTGCTAGAAGTGGTGGAACATTTGAAAGCACCCTTCCACAGTTTGGTCAGATTTCTCGTGCACGAGAGACAGAGCAGAAACTTGCAGAAATCTCTGGAGTTAAGTCACTAGGTGTTTCTGGTTTAACAGATGCTGTAATTGGCAAGTCTGCCAAGGAACTTAAGGCACTAGAAGATTTAACAATGCAAGAAGAAGCACGATTTATGGGCAAGGCTGGGACAAGTCCTAGAGCGCTTGCTTCACAATCTCGTGCTAATCGCGTAATCTAAAACAGAATCCTGAGCGGACCGACCAGCCCCGCCAGCGTAACAGACTGGGAGTAAGAGCCAGACCATTTCCCCGAATGGTATCTGAGGCTTGCGAACTAACTACGAATAGAAGGGTGGCGTTGCTATGAGCAACAACTACTGGGACGACGAAGACGATGACCTAGATACAATCGAAGAAGCACCGATGGATGGAAGCGACTTACTTAAAAAGTTGCGAAAAGCCAAGCGTGCAGATGAGAAGCGTATCAAAGAACTTACTGAGCAACTTGAGGGATTTTCCAAGACGCAGCGTGAGGCAATTGTCAAGTCAGTACTAGAAAAGAAGGGCGTCAATCTTAAAGCAGCCCGTTTAGTAATGAAGGACTTGGATGACATTAACGAAGATTCAGTTTCTAACTGGCTCGATGATAATGCAGACTTGTTCGGACTAACGGTTAACGAAGAAGCATCAGGAATATCCCAAGAAGACCGCGCTGCATTACGCAACCAGGACTTGGTTACCCAGAATGCTATGACCCCTGACCGAGCAAATGATATTGAATACAGAATGTCTCAGGCAACGTCTGAAGAAGACATTCTGGCAATTCTACGCTCACAACAATAATATCCGTTCATAGTCACTTGGAGGTGACCGCATATGCCTAACGCATATACATCCACAGGCAGTACTTCTCTCGGAGGTACCGTCGGCGGTGCAGGTCTTGTACAGAAGGCATACGACCGTCTTCTAGAATTCGCTCTCCGTTCAGAGCCACTAATTCGTTCAGTCGCAGACAAGACTCCAGCACAGCAATCAATCCCAGGTTCAACAGTAGTACTACAAAAGTACGAGGACCTAACAGCAGCAACAAGCACACTAACAGAGACAGTTGACCCAGATGCAGTAGCATTGTCAACACCTAACACAGTTACAATTACTCTTAACGAGTACGGTAACTCTGTTCTTGTAACACGTGCGTTGGAACTATTCTCTCTAGCAGATGTAGACCCAGCAATTGCTAACATCATCGCATTCAACCTTGCAGATTCAATCGACCAGGTTGCAATGACAACACTACGCAGTGGAAGCAACGTAATCTACGGTGGTTCAACAGCGACATCAACAGCAACAATCACTGCTGCTGCAACAATCGACTCACCAGACATCCGCAAGGCTGTCGCAAAGTTGCGTGCTAACAAGGCTGCATACCGTAAGGGTTCACTATACTGGACAGGTATCCACCCAGAAGTTTCACACGACCTACGTGCAGAGACAGGCGCAGCAGGATGGCGCGACCCACACAATTACTCCACACCAGAGAACATCTATGCTGGAGAAATTGGACAATACGAAGGTGCATTCTACGTAGAATCAGCACGTTTGTTCAACGCTAAGACTGGTGCAGACCAGTCAGCACTAGCAACAACAACAGCAACAGTTGCAGGAACATCAGCAGGATTTACTATTGGTGTTGCTTCATCATCTGTTATTGCATCTCGCGCCGAAGTTGGCGACAAGATTGCTGCAACAGGTATTGCATCTGGTGCAAAGATTACTGCTATCTCAACAAGTGGTTCAACAACAACCATTACAGTTGACACAGCAAACACTGCAGCAGTAACAGTTGGAGCAACAGTAACTGTAACTCCAGTAACTCGCGTATTCGATACAATCGTGGCTGGAAAGCAAGCAATGGCTCAGGCTGTTGCTGAAGAACCACACGTTGTTATTGGTAACGTAACTGATAAGTTGATGCGTTTCCGCCCAATGGGTTGGTACGGCGTACTCGGCTTTGCAATCTACCGCGATGAGGCACTATACCGCATCGAGTCAGGTTCATCAATCGCTGCTAAGTAATTAGTTGATTGACGGGTGGGCAGAGGGAAACCTCTGCTCATCAGTAAGTTCACTAAGGAGAACTAATGACTACTTGGATATTCAAGACACCCACTGTACGCGAAGGTCCATCTGGCGGTGGGTCACGCCTATTCTACTTTTACAAGTTAGATGTAGGCGTTTCCATCGTAAAGCAAAACGGAGTTTACTCCCAACAGAGATACATACTTGACTCAGACTTACCAACCTTTCAAGAGTTGTATCAAGGTGGAAGAAACTATCAAGTAAGTGACGAAACAAAAGCAGCATTAATTGCTGGTGGAGTTGGAGTTACAGAGGCAAACTTTACAGAGGTATAGGGACAAATGGGATTACATCAAAGACAGACACACCCAGAGTATGTAGAAGGTTGCTTTGGTTGCAAGATACAACTTCTTGAATTATCTACTGGCGATGCCAAGCGAGATATATCTGACAAGAAGTGGGTCGGAGAATTGAATGCCTACAAAGAAGCAAGAGCACAAGGTATTCAACCAGCAGGAACAACGCACAAACATATCCAACAGGCATACGCAGCAAGTGAAGTTCTCAACAAACCTTACAACGCCGACACTATGCCAACTGCAAAAAACATAACCAAACAATCCGTCGAAGTGATGAAAGAGATAGGACAAATATAATGCCAATGGTCAATGGAGAAAAGTTCCCATACACAGCAAAGGGAAAGATGGAAGCCAAGATGGCTGACAAGAAGATGGTTGCTAAGAGGGCTGCTAAGAAGAAGGTTACTAAAAAGGTCGCTAAGAAGAAGATGAAGTAATTATGCCAATGACATATGACGAATACCAGAACAAGCGTTCTTGGTTAATTGATACAGCAGAAACTCCTGCAGACCAGAAGCGTCTTAAAGCAGAACTTGCAAAGTTAAAGGCTCAGTATGAGGCTGGCAAGAAAACAGCAGCAACAAAGCCTAAGACTCCTGTTAGAGATAAGACAGCAGATGCTGCTCGACTGCGAGCAACAGAGCGTGCACAAATGCTTCGCAACGAAACTCCAGGAGACAAAGCATTCCGTGAGGCAATGGAAAAGGCTAACTGGGACCCATCAAAGGTTCCTGGTTTCAAGATTGACCGAAACCGATAATGAAGAACAAAGTTCAGAAAGTAATGGGCGAGTTCAAGCGGGGAACACTTCACTCTGGTAAAGGTGGCAAAGTTGTTAAATCTCGTAAGCAGGCTGTGGCTATTGCTCTCTCTGAAGCAGGCAAGTCAAAAGCGAAAAAGACTGTTAAGAAGGCGAAGAAAAAATAATGGACCCAAGACTAAAGCGAGCAGGAGTGTCAGGTTTTAACAAACCAAAGCGCACACCAAATCACCCAAAGAAGTCACACGTTGTTGTGGCTAAAGAAGGTAACCAGGTTAAGACTATTCGCTTTGGTCAACAGGGCGTTACTGGAGACAGGCAGCCTACAAAGCGTCAAGCATCGTTTAAGGCTAGACACGCAAAGAATATTGCTAAAGGAAAGATGTCAGCAGCCTACTGGGCAGACAAGGTGAAGTGGTGAAAAAGAAAGCATTCTGGGACAAGAAGAATCCTAACAAGAAATCAACACCTTTGACTGCAGCACAAAAGGCTAAAGCAAAGGCAAGAGCAAAAGCAGCAGGACGACCTTATCCCAACTTGGTAGATAACGCAGCGGTAAAAAGAAGGGCTAACTAATGGCAAGCATTCCTGGTTTATCAATAACCGCTGAACTTAATCGTTTGGCTAATGGTGGGAACTATCCAGTAAGAACTGCATTCATTGCAGAACAAGGAGCCGCTAACGCTTGGGCTGGAACTGTTGGTAAAGGTTTAATTGGAGCACTGAACTACAAAGCAAGTGCATCTCGTCAACCTAATGACTTTAAAAACCTCAATGCTATTTGTAATGAACTAGCATCTACTACTGGACTATCTGCGGTTGACGCATTAAGGACTATAAATTAATGCCAACGTTATCAAGTATGATTGATGAAGTACTTATCAACCTTGCAGGTTATACATACCAGCAGGATAGAGCAACCTATATTACTCAAGATGTTGCTGCTACAGCATCTACCATTGCTAGCCCAATCATCTTGCAATTAGCATCTACCGATAATATTGGTAAGGGTGCTATTGAGATTGATGAAGAACTGTTTTGGCTAGATTCATTTGACCGCGTATCTAACACAGCCACCATTCCTCCTTATGGTCGTGGCTACTTAGGTACAGATGTTGCTGCACACACTGCTGGAACTAAGGTTACTATCACACCTACATTCCCACGCTATGTAATTAAGAAAGCAATCAACGATACTATTGCAGCCTTTGGCGCTACTATCTTTGCAGTTAAGACAACATCATTTGTTTTCAATGCAGCACAGACTACATACGCATTTAATAACCTAAACATCCACAACATTATGACCATTATGTGGCAAGACATTGGACCTTCAGAAGAGTGGTTCCCAATCCGTCGTTGGTCTTGGGATTCATTGGCTTCAACTGCAGCATTTGGTGCTGGAGCACAGACCGTAACAATTGGTGACTTTGTTCAACCAGGTCGTACGGTCAAGGTTGTATATGCAACTGACCCTGAACCATTTACTAGCAATTCACAAGACTTTGCAACCCAGACAGGATTACCTAACTCAGCACGAGATGTTGCAATCCTAGGTGCTTCATATCGCCTACTCACATATTTAGACCCAGCACGTGCGTCTCAGGTTAGCCCACAGGCTGACGAGACAGACAGTAAGCGTCCATTCGGTGCATCACAGAGTGCAACGAAGCAACTCTACGCACTTTACGTACAGCGTTTAAACGAAGAAACAGCAAGACAACAAGCCCAGTATCCAATCCGCGTTCACTACAGCCGATAGGTAGATAAATGACAACAAGAAAATATTCCTCACGCTCCCAGCAAACAA